CGCGCGTCATGCCGACCGCAAGTTTCTTGCTACGTCAAGGCCCATCGTTACGCGACGCGCTCGCTCGATACGCGGACGACGTCGCTGTTGACGTTGGGTTGCCCGTGTCACGCCTGCCGGACGACTTGCGCCGCGCGGTGGCTTGCAGGGATTGGCAGGCCTTACTGGAAGTACAGATCGCCCTGGCAGCGTTCAGCGGCATCATGGCGGTAGCGCTTCTTCGGGCAGCCGTGGTCAGGGTCGACGGTTTGTGGGACCAACCCGCTTCCGGTGAACAACTCATCACAGGCGGAGCCCCTCCCGCACTGATCGCGGAGATTACGCAAGCCATCGCCCAACGCATGGTGGCGATGCAGTCTTCCGCAGCCGGGGAGGTGGTCAATTGAATGAAACGCTCAAGCTGATTCTTGACCTGGTGGTCAGGAACGCCCGCGGCGGCAAGCAGGTTGCCGATGACGTGCGGCGTCTTCGTGTCGAGGCGACGGGATCGTCTCGCCCGCTTACCGATTACGAGCGGAATCTCGACCGCGTTGGCCGGCAGGCGCTCAAGTCGGCTGGCGACGTGGCCAAGCTGCGCCGCGAGATCCAAGACACGAACCGTATTGTTTTGACGGACAAGCGGGGGAATATCACCGGCGTTGCGGGGGCCAGCGCTGCCGCCGCTGGCGTAAAGGGAGCCTCTGGACTGGCTGGGCTTGCTGGCATCGGCGGGACGCTGTTGCGCGGCGTTGGCTTCGGCGCCGGTCTTTTCGGCGGCCCGGTCGTTCTTCGCGAGGCGTTCCAGTTTACCTCCGCTCTGGTAGACACCCAAGCCAAGATGGAGGGCTTGAGCGCCACGCTTGGCGTGCTAGGCGACCGTTTCGGCCTTGCCGGGTCTGAAATCGCCGGTACGGAGAAGCGGCTTCGGTTGCTGGGTTTGACAACCGTCCAGTCGCGCGAGTCGATTCGCGACTTCACGCGCGCCGGAGCTAGCCAAGAAGAGATCATCACCCTTACCGGGTTGGCGATGGACTCTGCTGCGCGCCAAGGCCTCACGCTTGACGACGCCATCAGTCGACTGACCCGCGCCACGCTCAAGGCCGAACCGGAACTGCTCGACGAGCTGGGCATCGTTATCAAGCTGGATCAGGTCTATCGAAACTACGCCAAGACCCTCGGCATCACCAATGCCAACACCCTCACTGTTGAGCAGCGCGGTCGTGCCATTGTAGAGGCGCTCACGAAGCAAGCGGCCGCGGGCGGCGAGTTTGCGGCGCAAGCGGACACGATTGCCGGGACGCTTTTGCTGATTGACCAAACCGGGAAAATTGCGCAAGAACGACTATCGGAGATCTTCGGCGGTACGACGCATTCGGTCGCAAAAACTTATCTAGAACTACTGCAGGCTATTGACGGCGTGCTGAAGGGGATTGAGCAGCGACAGACGAGCGACAAGTTCCTTCAGGGCGCGGCCAATGAGCTAGTAGGCCCCCGTGGGCGGCCGGGCGGCCAAGATCCAAGCGTAGATGACGACGTTACGACAACGTTTCAGGCGTTGCGGTTCGCGGCCAGAGTCAACAGCGTGAGGGCGCGTTCTGCTTTCGATAGAGTTCACAGCGGCGAGTCCGGCGCTACGCCAAATCCCCTCGACCTGCTTGACCGAATCGGCCAGACATCCGAGCTGGCCTCTCGCAAGGAATTCGAGGCGGCGACGGCTGGCGATATGCAGGCGGCGGTGGCGCGAATAGTCAGGGAGACGAAAGCGGAGGTAGACGAGAGCGTTGCGGCCAGACTGGCGATCCGCGAAGCCGCACGCGAGCTCCGCGAAAAGCTGGACCCGATCGCGAAACAGTTCATCGATCAATCCTCCTTAGCGGGGCTCACGGGCTTAGATGAGATTCGCGGCAGACGCGATCAATTGTTGGGCAAGCTGAAGGGTGCAGATCCGGCCCTGCTGTCGCAGATCCGCGAGATTTTCGCGCGTCAACAAGATAGCTTCCTTGACGAGGAAGAAGGCCGCATCCTTAAGGCGGAAATCGAACAACTACAGACCTTTGTCGCCAATCCTCAGAGGTTCCGCTCTCCCACTCAGTTTCTCAATGATCCGAGTCGCGGCGACGGAGTCACTACGGGGCTGAACCCCAACGCCCTGTTTGAGCAACAGAAGCTCATTCAGAGGGTCAAAGAAGTACCGAAGGACGTCGAAGATTTCGTCAAGACATCCAGCGACACGCGCGTGCGCCGGATCGAGCAGATTGCGGACGCGGAAGAACGGATCATTCAGCTTCGCTCGCGGGACGGCTCCGAGATCCGAGAGCTGTACGCTCGTCGGCTTGAAGTCATTGGCCAAATCGCCGACATAGAGGGCGAAACCGCTCGGGTCGTCGAAGGCCGTCTACAGGCTCAGCTAGATGCCAGCGTGCAACTCGCCCAACTCGAACGCGACAGGTTGGACCGTGGCCGCCAAGCCGCTGAATCGGCCTTCGATGCGCTGGTATCGGGCGGCAAGGGCGGCTTTGATGCCTTCTTGAAATCGCAAGTGCTCGGCTTCGGCCGCACGGTCACCGGCAACGCGGCAGAGCAACTACTCGCCAACTCGGGCACGCTAGGGCTCGACGGCCTGATCGGCGGACAAACGAAGGACGGCCAGTTGACGCCCATAGGCAAGCTGCTTCAAGGCACGGCCTTAGGCGTGAACCCGGCGGACTTGCAACGCGAGAACATCACGGCGCTGGGGCTCAACACTTCGGCCACGGAACGCCTCACGGCTGCGCTTTCGGGCCGTGGCGGTAGTGATGGCTCATTCTTGACGCCGTTGCGGAAGTCCATCGGCGAGAGTATCGAGATCCCCGGCCTCGAAAGCATCGAAGGGCTGGACATATTCTTCGATAACCAGACGACGGCGACGAAAGAGACGAATCAGCTACTCGGCAAAGTTATCCAAGGGGCGATCTTCGCAGGCGGCGGCGCAGCCTCAGTCGCCAGCGGCGTTCGGCGCGGCGGTGCTGCTGGTGGGTTGCAGACCGCCTCTGGCGTGTTGGGTATTGCGGCCGCGTTCCCAGGACCGCAGCAGCCGTTTCTCCAGGCTGCGGCGTTGGCTACGCAGTTCGCGTCTACATTCTTTGGCTCGGACCCACTCAAGCGCGAGAAGCAGATCCAGGACGAGCTGAACCGCAACCGATTCAACGCGCCCGAATCGATCAATCGCGAGTTTGATACGTTCGGGCGCTCGGTCGAATCAGGCCCGAACGGTACGCGGATCATCAACGTGAACGTCACCGCGATGGACGCCAAATCCTTCATGGATAACCGGGCGATGATCGGCGAAGCCGCGCGCGTGGCGTTCAACGAAGACGGCGGCGCGACGTACAGCGACTTCCGCCGGGAGTTCGAGGGTTAAAGAGTGAAAGACCGGCAACAGATTCACCCGTGGGACAGGCAGGAAGGCGAGACACCCGCAGCTTATCGGGCATTCGAGGTCTATCTGCACCTTGGGTACCGCCGCACGCTGGACCGGGCTTATGCGGCGGCACAGAAGGGGCAAATGAAGGGCAGCAAGAGGGCAACGGCGAAACGGGCTCCGGGACGCTGGACGCATTGGAGCCAGGTCAATGATTGGCGTGATCGTGCTGGCGCTTGGGACGATCATTTAGCCTGTCAGGCGAGGGAGGGCTTTGCCGAGGCGCTTGCCGAGGATGGCGGCGAAGAAGGCCGGCGGGTTGTCAGGCGCTACCGCGCGCTGCTCGAAGAGCTTTGCGGCGCCGCTGCTGAACTGATCGCGAAGGCGCGGAAACGCCTCAAGGAACAAGAGGACTCCGGCCCTGCAGAAGCGCAAATGCTTCGGTCGGCCGGGGAAGTATTGGGCCGTGCGAATCGCGACCTGCTCATCATTCTCGGGAACGCGGCGCTGGATGGCGGCGGAGGCGATGAGCCTGGCACGAAAGCGACGCCTGAGCCGCTTGACCTTCGACAAGCCATGCGTCCGCCGGAGGCCATCCAGTGATGCCCACGAAGCCAGCGAACACTAAAGCTGCACCGTACTCGGTCCACCCGGACGACGCTGCTCTCGCGGCAAAACTCGGAGTCACGCCTGAAAGGATCGTCGCCGAGCTGGTTAAGATCGCGCATCCACACAGCGAAATCGCTCACCTGATTGGCGAAGAGGACCGTGCGGCTGCACTGGCTACGTTGGCACGTATTAAGCCGCACGTGTTGGCCGCCTGCGGAATCCAAATTACAAAGGTGGCGACGACGCAATGACGGAACTCACACCCAAGCAAGCGCGATTCGTCGACGAATATCTCGTTGATCTCAACTCGACCCAATCAGCCATCCGGGCAGGGTACAGCGAGAAGACCGCGCGTGCGATCGGGGCTGAAAACCTTGCAAAACCTTACATCGCCGAAGAAATCGCGCGACGCACCAAGGAGACCGGCAAGCGATTAGAAGCAACACGCGAACGCGTCTTGGAGGAACTGACACGCCTTGCACTCTCGGATATCCGCGATGTTGCTACCTGGAAGACGGAAGCGGGAGAGGACGGTGTTGAACGGTCCGTGATCCACCTCATTGATAGCGATGAAATTTCC